TTTGCATAACCTCATAACTGCCCTTTGGTGAATGTTGGAGCAAAGCGCAGCCTATACCGTGAAAAATCACAGATACCGCTACGCTTTGATGTATGCCCTTCGGAGCCATGCCATCGCTTGCGCTGGACAGACTTGCAGGCTTTCGCCCTACCACCGCGCTCTATCCTTAGCCCACGCCCCCTGATCTGGTTTGCTCGTGTATCAGGGTTGTTTAAGACTCCACCACCGACGTACCGCATGGTGTCCGAGTCATCGTCGCCAATGCAAAAAGCCGTTACTACTGCACTGGGTCGCACCCTCCAAATGGAGGCCAATGCATGAGTAACGGCTTTCAACTGCTGCGTGCGACGGCAACGGGCGAACTGTACCACAGATTTTTCAGGCTGCATAGGGATTACCCTTACGCTGCTTGCCAGAGTCGATGTAGTCGTCCTCGTCCCAGCTATCGTCTGGCGGTGGGTCAATGTCCAGCCAGCCAGCGTCACGCAGGTAGCGCAATGCCTGAGTACACGCGTCCACCAAGTCGTCGTGCGTGGTGTTGGGGAACGAGCAGATCTGGCTGACGAACACCTCGGCCCAGTCCTTGACGTAGCCCTTCCTGTTGTCGCTTTCAGGTATCCACACCCGGCCACGGGCAATGATGTTGGACACGATGTTCAGGCGCTGCACCTTGTCCGCCCGTCCGGGGTTGTACGCCCTCACCGGCAAGTGGGCACGCTGTAAGTCTTGGATCAGGGAGATGCCAGCGCTCTTGTCCTCAATGAGCAGCAAGTCCACCCGCTTCTTGTCCTTTCCTTCGCCGTAGACTGTCTCATACTCCTCGGTCACCTTGGGGCGCAGGTCGGGATACTGGAGCCTGTCCTGCCAGCAGTCGATCACCATCGCGCTCATTGGGCCGTCCAGCGGCTTGAACACGCCGAACGTGATGCAGGCCGTCGGATCGTTCTGCGTCTTCTCGCTGGTCGCCACATCGTATGACTGGAGGATGTACTCAAAGCGCGGGAAGGCGCGGCCAGCAGGCCACAGCTTGAACATATCGCGCTGGACGACTCCGCCCTCCTCGGCGTCAATGATCTCTGCGTAGATCTCCTGCCTGCCTAGCTTGGTGCCCTCAAAGCTCAGGATCTGCTTCCTGAAGTTGTCTGACAGGTTGGCTAGGTTGGTGTACGTCGAGGCGGTGGTGACCACCACATCGTCCCCGTCCCTGCCCACCAAGTCGATGATCAAGTCCTTGGGTTGGGGGGTCGTGGTAACGATGATGTGGGTCTTGGTGCCCAGCCGCACGCCGAACTGGATCTGATCCCAAGCATCTTGGATGTAGTCCCAAGCGGCCAACTCGTCCAGCCAAGCCCCGTGGAACTGCGGCCCCCTGAAGCGGGCTGGCTCTGACGCCGGTATTCCTTTGATCAAGCTGCCGTTTGTCAGGTAGATCTCGTGCAGCGCCTTGTTGTAGTCCTTGATCAGCGGGGCTGGGATCACCGCCATCAGGCCAGAATCGCCCTCAAAGCAGGTCGAGCGCACATCGGAAGAGGTAGGAGCGGCCACCAGCCAGCGGGTGCCGGGATGCGTCCATGCCCACCAGCCGATCTGCTCTGCCGCTGTGCGGGTCTTGCCAGCACCACGGCCAGCCAGCAGCAGCCAGATGCTCCACCAGTCCCCGTGTGGCAGGATCTGGTGGTCGTGCGCCTTGTCTAGCCAAGTGAGCCGCCATGCCGTTGCCAGCTTCACCTCTGGGCTGGCAAGCTCAAAGCTGCGCTTGACCTCTGGGTCTTGCAGCAACTCAATGATGTCACTCATTCGCCTGCCGCTTTAGCTCGGCGTTCTTGATCAGCGCCTCAAGCAAGCTGTCCGCCTGCACCGACGCCTCTACCTTAAGCGGGTTCTCCTTGTCGCCGCCCACCTGCACCTTGTTGCCGTACTTGGCAGGGTTCCAGCAAGCCAGTAGCTTCAGGCGTGTCTCGATGCGTAGCTTGCGGTGCCCAAGCATATCAGCGACCGTTGTAGTGCTGTTCTTGTCACCCATAACCTGCGTCTCACCGAAGTGCAACGTGTCGCTGATTTCGATCAACTCCTCAGCCATCGCGTCGTAACCAGCCTCCCGCGCCTGCGCGACCCGTAGGGAAAGATCTGGGTCACGCGCTATCCACTCATACATCTGCGTCCAGTGCGGCATCCTGTCATCCCTGCATATTTGGCGTAGTGGCTCCCCATTGCTGAGGCGTTCGCACATCTCTGCTGCCAGTTCTGGTGTGTACTTGCTAGGACGTCCTGTTTTCTTCTTGGGTGTGTCAGGCAGGGTAAGTGTCAGCCCCTGACCTGTTGATGGCTTCTTGGGCCGTTTAGACCCCTTGGCGGTAGTTTCTGGCATGGTGAATCCTTATTCCTATGCCTTAGTGTAACTGGTTGCGGAGGCTGGAGTCGCGCCAGCTATCTCTTGCTTATGAGGCAAGCGGGTTGCTCTTTCCCCTCTCCGCGATAAAAGTTGTTGGTGGCTGGCCTCGAACCCAGCGCATAGCCCGTGCATGAGCTTGTTCTCCCCACCGATGCCTCGGCTCACCTTATGGTGAATTAACTGAACTACACCAACACGGCTGGGGACTGGTATGTGTTCATAGGGGCTTACGCCTTGCTGAACGCTGGTACGCCAATCCCCATGCGTGTTGATTCCAACGCCCGTTGAACACACGTTCTTCAGGCGATGAACATTACTTCACTATCCTCTCAAACGGCAGGTCGCCATTGATGTTGGCCGCGAACAACAGGAACTCTACTGCCTCGTCCTGCGTCTTGGCAAATGCTATCGGGCACTTGTCATCCTCGGCACCGCTCCAGTCATCAAAGCACGCCACCCAAAAGCCTGACTGGTTTTCCAGCACGATTTTATGGCTGTCAGGCGTGTAAGTCAATGTCTCTGGGTAGTCTCCAACGCGCTTGATCTCTTCCTCTTCCCACTTCTGGGCACCGAGGCTGATCAGGCGGTTTGCGCTGGCTTGCACTTGCTGGTCGAATTCTGCTTGTGTCATGGTCTATGTCCTTCAATGTTGTTTAGAAGCTGGGGTCAACGTAGTGTTCGCGCTTACCGAGGATGAGGCCACCAGTGGACTTCTGGAAGCGGCCAGTGTCTTGATTGATGTAACCACGCACCCATTTGCCCGTCTTGCGCTCCATGCGGTAGGTAGCCGCGTGGTTGTAGATGCCGGGGACGAAAGCGTAGGTTGCACTGCCGTCGTGGGTGCTACCCTTGATCACTAGCACCTCGTCATCGACCACGCAGATCTCGTAGGCCCAGACTTTGCTTTTCAGTTCAGTCACTGCGGTCACTGTGGCTGCGTGGCGGTCAGTCCACGACAGGGTTGTTGCGGCCATGCCGACTTCAGGGGCTGGGGCACCAATGGTCATACGGCTGTACAGGTGGTTGACCAAGCTGCTGGTTTGAGTTCCGATGTTCATCACTTTTCCTTCACTGTTACGACTGCGGGATGCTGCCGTTGATGTAATTGTATATTAAACCAAAGGGGTTGTTACACCCTTTTTTACTAGGTGTTTACCCTAATGCCTCTTCCAGAACTTTTGGGCGCTGGATCACAGTCTGCTTGATGCCTTTGTACACGGTATGTTCCTTAACCGTAGCCTTAATGGTCAGGGTATCGCCCTTGTTGCCAATGTCGGTCAAGCCCTTGTAACTGATGATGTTGCCCTGCTCGTCACGGGCGATAGTGATGTAACTATTGCCGTAGAACTTAGATTCCAACACGATGATGCGCTCCACTATGATGGTCATGATTAACTTGTCACCAATGGCACCCAAATGGCCGCTGGCTGCGTTTTGGGCACGCTTGGCTATCTCCGCCTCAACCAAGCCAATTTGGCGCTCTGTAGGGGCTATAGCGCGGGTTAGGAAGGATTCCCGAAAGCCGTCCCAAAACTCGCCGTCCAATGAAGACAGCTTGGCAATGAACTGAGCATTCTCTGCGCGAAAGCCAGCGTCCTTGGCTGCACGGGACGCTTCAGCCTGCTCACGGGCAATGCGGTCGGCTTCGGCCTTGCGGTCGGCGCGGGTAGCTGCGGTTTTGTTAACACGGGCCAACTCGGACTCGGTGTACAGGCGCTCCTTGCGAGTGCCGCGCACGCCAGTGTTGCCGCAAGTCCAGCACTCAAAGCCAGTCTTGCTGTACGGGCGACCATTCTCGGTGCCCATAACCCACAGGCGCTGGCCGTTGATCACATGGCAACGGTCGCATGGGATTGGCACATAACGGATGGCTTTACCAGCGCAATTGGTCTCAACTTCGCCCGTGAACTCATCGCCTTGACGGGTAAACAACTTGGTCATATTTCACTCCTGATTCACTGTCCTGCGGATTGCAGTGGTGTAATTGTATATTAAACAAATACCCTTTGTGTCTAGGTGTTTTCCCTAAGATTAAACATTTTTTGAATCAGCGCATCTTCCTGACGTTTTTTTACCCTCTCTACGACTTGTTCCAGTTCCAACGCCCAAAATTGATCCTTTTCTTCTTTGCGTTTATTGGCTTCTTCCCATACGTCCCTCATGAATGGCCTGCGCTCGTATTGGCCCATCATGGAGCTTCTACTTGGGTGAAGCATCTTGCGTATGGCTTTGGCCTCTATCTGGCGTATGCGTTCCCTTGTTACCTCAAGCACATCGCCGCAATCATCAAGCGTCATGTCCAACCAGAATCTAAACAGCACTACTTTCTTTTCCTTTGGGCTGAGGGTGTCCAAAATGGGCGGAAAGATTCTTGGCAAATCAATCGCCGCATCAATGTCCTCTGGCTCCTCGTGCATCCAAGGCGGCAGCTTGTCAAACTCTTGGCTCTTTGGCTCGTCATTACGGCTGCGCCAGAGCCTGCCCACATCTGGGTGGCAGTCGCTCAAGCGGCACTCAGTGCTTATTCTGTGAGCCATTTTGTTTGCCCGCCTTGAGATAGGATATCAGCCTCTGTAGCGCCTCCATCGTGTAGTTTGGCTCCTGACTCTTCCTGATCCAATTCTCAATCTCGGCAAGGGTGAAGTCCCGCCCATCGTCAAAGCCTTTTACATAGTCGTTCATATTTCCTCCATGTTCAAGTAGGTCGTGATGATGTAGCCAAAGGACATACCGCCCCAAGTTAATGCTGCTTTGTGCAGCAGCCCGTCTCCGCCCCAGCCAAAGATCAGGCAGACAGCGGCCATGACGGCCACCACCATGTCGGCAATGATGGCACCCCTGTTCATGCCGTCACCTCTTTTGCCAAGATAGCCTGCAATCCTGCCATCATCTGCTCTGCCTCGGTGCGCGTCAGCGTGCAGTGCATACTGGCACCACGGCCTTGCAAGTGCAGCCACACGCAGTCATCATTCCACTCGTCAACGCTCACGCGCACATCGTCATCGGTGTGGATTGTTGTGTTGATGTCTTTTTTCATGGTGTTCTCCTTGGGGCCGTAGCCCCGTTTGGTTTATTTGCTGGCTGATTGGTTGAAGTATTCGCCTACTGGTCGGCCAAACTTTTCAGGACTGCGGCCCATTTGCATTCCCAAGGCAAAGATGGCATCGTCACGGTTTTTGGCGGTAAAACCTTGGCCTAGTTGGCCGATGGCGTCTTTGTAAAAAGCGTGCCACATTTTGATGTTTCGGTGGTATTTGACTGTGATCATGTTGTTCTCCTATTAATGGCTGGTTACTTTGACCGTGAACACGGCAGTGGTTTTGGTGTGGTTGGCAATCTGCTGGGCGGTGGCACCCAACTCGGCCAGCAGGGCTTTGTAGTCAACCGAAGAGCGGTTGGTCTCAGAGTAGGTAGCCTTGAACAAGGCACCCTCTACAACCTTGGCACCGCCTGCGCTGGCGCTGTCCTTGATGGCGTCCTTGATGGCGTCGGCCTGATCGGTCAGGTCTTTGATCTGGGCCAGCAGTGCGCCGAGGGTGTCTACCGATGTGAGCTTAAGATCGTTGTTCATTTCGCTATTCCTTCACTGTATCGACTGTGCGGTATTGCTGTGTCGATGGTGATAGTGTAACACCAAATTAAACGATACAAGCCTTTTCTCAATTTATTTTCTAGGTGTTTACCCTAATCTGTCCAGATTCAGCAATAGGCGGGTGTCCATGAGGAGATCATCCTCGTCAAATCCCCAGTGCTTAGGGAATCCCTTCGTGCCGAGGCCGTGGAGGCCCGTAGCGCCCCGATGATGCTCTGGACATAGTGGGATGGCGTCATAGTGGCTAGAGCGCCTTCCAGCCCCTGTTCCAGCCCTCTTGTGGTGTATCTCCGCTGGGGTGCCCTCGTACCCCATCCTGCGGCATACAGCGCACCCGAGCTCGGCCACGGCATTCAAGTGGCGCTTCTCGTCCTTGGTCATGGTTTTGGGCAGTCTTCGGGCACCTTGACGGCCACATACACGGGGGTGATTAGGCGCTTCCTTGGTATCACCCAGCGGTCTATGTACACATCGGGCATAGCGCCCAACGACCGCGCTATGGATCGTTGGTCAAGGCCAGCTATGCGGCAAAGCTCCAATTTAGTCAGGCCGTCTTCATGGGCCAATAAAGTGTTGCGTATTAGCTCGTGCCTAGATTTTTTCATGTGTTTTTTTGTGGTGGTGTGCAAGTGTGAATCACGGTCAAGTCTGCTGTGCGCTTACCGCAGCGGGAGCAAAAGTTACGCTCCTGCTCTGGCTGTGCTGCTTGCCAACCAGCCCATGCATGGTCAGTGTTGCAGTCGCTGTAGCCTTGCTCAAAACGAGAAATGTCCATGTAATTGGGCAGTGACTTGGCCCACTTTTCAAAAGCCTTTCGCGTACCGCCCAACGGCTCCTGCTGCGCTGGCTGTGCTAGGGCTTCTTCGCAGCGGGCAATAGTTTGGTCTGTTTGATGTATTGGGCGTGTCTGCGCAGTGTGATATTTCAGCGCCGCAAGCGCCAGCTTCAATGCTTCGTCTTTAGTCATGTGTTCTTCTCCTTGAGTTTGGCTTCAGTTCTTGCAACCGTTTCAACATAAGTCGGGGCGGCACAAAATCCTTTTTCATCATCCGTCAGCCCTACCCATGTGCGCTGTGCTGCTGGTGGGGTGGCAATCCCGTTAATGCAGATCGCAACCTCAATCGCCCAACAATTCAAGTTATCAACATCCTCAGAATCCGAGTAGTTGGCCATGTCGAGTTCCGGACAGATTGAAGCCAGTCGCTTCAAGTTTTCAAACCACGCCACAGGCTCCTGCTCTGGCTGTGCAAGGGCTTGCTTGATGGCGGTGATTTGTGCCTCCAAGTAATCAAACAATGTTTCGTGTTGGCTATACCAGATCGTGTCCGCAATAGGGCCACCCGGCGTTGT